CGGATAGGCTAAGCTCAGAGTCTACATATCCAATTTCACCGTCCCAATAAAATATAACATAACTTTTCATTTTACTTAGCTCCAGATATACTTAAAAACGCCGTAATATTCTTTATCCAGAATTACATAAGGTGTACCATCTTCCCCTGCAATATGCATCATGTACTTTGCACACATCCAGCCATCAAAGGCAGAGTATGCAAACAGCAGTCCGTGCCCAGTATCCAGACACACATAAATGTGATTATATTCTGTGTGCAATTCTTCGACCAATTGCAACACATAAGGTTTGCCGGCCGTTACCCAGCCATCCAAGTCCATACCATCCCAAACTACGGGGTAATTATTAGTAGGAAACTGGGCCTTAATCTCAGGGGTCAACATATTACTTTTTTCCTAGGGTTAAAATTCCGATTGAAAGGGCTAGCCCTATAATAAGCCAGCCCCACGAAAGCAGATTAATTACGGAATCCATCGAATTTCACGAATAACCGACTCTGCACGGGCATATTGTTTTGCCGAAAGGCTTTCACCACCATCATAATCAAGCGCGATACCGAGCGCAACCATAAAATCGCGCGCGCTAACGCTGTGCACAGTTTCCGAGCGCATATTGTTTTCGACTTGTTCGGTGACAGTATAAGTCACAGTATCTTCGCAGGTATCCCCACCGTACGTCACATAAAAAGAAATCACGCAGTCAACAATCCGCACAGTTCCGTTAATCATTTTCATTTTCCTAGTTAAGTGCCTATTGTATCAGGCTTTGGGTTTGCGAGTCAAGATGCAAATTATAAGCATGGGCGAAGCGGCTAGAATAACAACCGCAGGAATTGTCACCCACATCATTTTGCCCTGCGGGTAGGTGCAGCCCACGCCGTGTGCGCCTTAATTTCAGGGGCTTTGTTGTACGACAAAGAATCGCCCCATTGTTGCGCTTCCGGTGCCGTGTTGAGCGGCAGAACCAAAATCTTGCGCAGAGGGCAGAGGGTGGCCTTAGCGGCTTGGGGGTTGGTTTGTTTGTCCATGTGTTCATTATAAGGGCTTTTCATCCAGGCGGTGTTGTTTTTATGCTGAAATGGGCTGTTTTTTGGTTGCTTTACATTGCGTTACACAGCGTTGTATTTTTGATCTTTACATTGTAACAGTCGCCCAGGCCCTTGACAGGGGCCAAAATTATGTGGTATAATTTTGGCGCGAAGCGCCATACTATGCCTCTTTTTGTGGCATAGTATGGCCTGGACGCGAGGTTAATTTTTATATAATATAGCCTGTTCAGGGTATGCAGCCCCCGGACTACTTTGTAATATAACCTGCTGCCCATTAACAAAATAACTTACATAAGTATAGTGCCTGTCTTGTAGGCTTGTATTTTTCCCCTGCCTTACCGATACTGTTTCACCTTCGGCAATAAACCCCACTAATTTACCAATTACCTTTTCGTTTTTATATATCCTACAATTAGGCGGTTGTACATATGATTCATTGTACGCGTGAAAAAGCGTAAACCCTGCGAATATAGTGTATATAACAAGGCCGTACCATTTAATTTCTTCTGCCAAATAGTATGTATATACTACAAGCCAGAAAACTCCAAATACTATGGCCAAAACCCAAAACCCACCATGCAAAGTGCATTCTGTGTCTACAAGTGGTTGAAAGCTAAACATTATTTGCCCTTAGTTGAAAGCCAACGAATACATTGTGCGTTATAGTCTTCAAATTGTTTGCCAAGATCCGAAAACCTTATGCTAGTGTATCCGTTATTGTAAGCATATTCTATGAATCCCTGCATTTCTTCTATATCTTTTCCACGTAATTGCAGCAGGCTAGTTGCAAAACCATCGCCGAAACTGTCCGCGTATTTCTGGCGAAATAGTTTAGCAAAAAAGCTGTTTTCAAATTTAACGCGTCTTTCTTCTCGTTTCGCTAGTGCTGCCGCTAGTTTATTTCCGTTACTAATACGCAACGCAGCAATAAAAGCCCGAGCATCTGCTAGCTTAATCATTAGATAATCTCCACTCGATAGATTGCCCAAATATCCGAGAAATTGCGACGAATTTCCATGCGGTTTTTCGCAAACACAATCCGGGTATTCCCCGAACAGAACACAATTTCAAACATTCTGTACATTTTATAGATTCCTAGCAAAACCAATAATATTTGCGCCTAAGAAGCACATTTGCATTGCAAGCTGTGCCCAGTCGCGCTTAACTGAGGATACCCCAATCCACGCTATAGCGCCGACCAAAAACAGGGAATAACCGGCAAACCCGTGACCTGTTGCCAGCACATAACTACCACCAACAGAAAAGAAAGTGCCAAGCCAACTAATAATACTAATAAGTTCGGCAATATCTTTGTCGGTATAGCGAATTTCGATTTTCATGATTAAATCTTAGTCAGGCCCGAGTTATCCGTATTATCTTGCATTCTAACGGCAAGATCCCACAATTCCCAAATTTTGTCGGAATTACATTCCCGCACGATGGGTTGTTCGATTAGCGTCAGGGGGTGGGGTTGTTTCTGCATGCATTCATTATAAGGGCTTTTCATCCAGGCGGTGTTGTTTTTATGCTGAAATGGGCTGTTTTTTGGTTGCTTTACATTGCGTTACACAGCGTTGTATTTTTGATCTTTACATTGTAACAGTCGCCCAGGCCCTTGACAGGGGCCAAAATTATGTGGTATAATTTTGGCGCGAAGCGCCATACTATGCCTCTTTTTGTGGCATAGTATGGCCTGGACGCGGATTACTCTATAACTTCGATATTAAGAGTAACCTCCTTAAACTTATAACTGGTGTCTACATCCTGAACAACATAATCGCCGCACACAGAGAATGCAACTAAATCGTCATATCTATTGCAGATAAACACAGTGTTATGTGCAAACCTATCTTGCGTAAGTTCAACGTACGCGCGACCTTCGATTAGATCTCGCACACTATAGGTAATGAGGGCCGGATTCCGCTTAACTACATTAATAGCCATTTTATTTCCTAGTTAGTTTCAGTATAAGGGGCTTTCGCCCCTTTAATTACTCGCTCAGTTGGATAAAAGCGTTAATCTTTTCCAAGGCAGTTTTATTGGCCTTGGTCAGAGAATCAATTTCACCTTCGGACAGCCCCACTAGTGCACCGATAGTATCGGCCAGCGTTTCCTTACTAACAGGGGTTTCGCCCTTTTTATTCTTATATTCTTTCTTCTTATACACACCCTCGCGGCTCAGTTTGGCAACGATACTGCGCACGCTCTTGTTATACTCAAGCGCCAGCGACTCCACCGTTTCAGGCGTGGGGTTAGCTTCGTAAGCTGCCTTAATAGCGGCAACTTGTTCAGGGGTGTAATTCGGGGTCTTTTCAGTCGAGGCCATAATGGTTCCTTAAATTAGGCAATTAGGATGCCGGGGGAAGAAAGATATTATATAAGAAATAAGAGGGAGTTTCTAGCTTACATTTTCTGGCGTTCCTTTACCATATTCAGTTGCATCATAATGGAAGCGTGGCTCATTCGCAGGTAACGCAAGCCTGCAAACCCCATGCTGCGCACCAGTCTGCGCGCCTTCAGATATTCCTGCTTAGTCATAGTATTAACCCAGCTTTGCAATTTCCAGATCGCGCAAAACAATATTGTTATTGACAAGGCTATTAAAAGCCTCATTAAGCGGCAGCCCTGCCGAAATAAAGATACTGCGCAGGGATTCAGTTTCTTCTGCATACTTTGCAGTAATTGCTGCAATGTTGGCTGCCTTATTAGCTGCGCGGTATGCTTCTTCTTCCGCGCGGATAATATCGGCAGCAATTTTATCCGCAGCCTTCTTAGCCTTATTATCAGCATATTGGTTGATACCGCTAGCCTTGTCAAACATAACCTTAACCTTAGCGCCATGTACGCTAACGTTATAAATACCATTAGTATCAAACAACACAACAGTAACAGTATGCCGCGTGCAGCCGTTAAACTCACCAAAAGAATAAGAATTACCTTCTTCAATCCGGCCGTTATACTTGGCCATAAAATAGTTAGCTTGCTTTTCAGAAACAAAAGCGCCGTTATTGTTTGCGCAGAAACCGGCAACTTGAGCAAGCAGAGCAACCATTTCAAACCCCTTGCCCGTGGTCGACTCGCGGGATGCGAGCCTGTCGCCAGGGCGGTGGGTCTCTTTCAACCCATGAATGTATTATGCCATCAAAAAACCGGAAAGCAATAGGTCTAGGACAGAATTTTTGGTCTTTACATTGCTTTACATTGCTTTACATTGCTTTACATTGCTTTACATTGCTTTACATAACTTTACATAACTTTACATTGGCCAGGCCTTGCGCGGGGGGTGTTTTGTCTGTTATAATATGTGCCCATATTTTTGTTACAAGTGTAAAGTTGCTTGACAGGCGGCGGTTTGACTGTTAAAATAGGGACGGGGGCGGTTACAAGACTAGCGCTGGGTGCTCCGGTGTAGTGACCCTCCCCTGCGGCCTATTGACAAATAATTCCAGCAAAAACTTTCGGTGCTTAGCAGTATATTAAGTATATTAAGTATATTAAGTATATTAAGTATATTAAGTATATTAAGTGCATCCAGCGCATTAAGAGCATAAAATTTTATACTTGCAGCACACTGCCCCAACTGATATAATAGGTTTATTTTTCATAATTATACCAAAATGTCCAATGTTGTCGCGCACCCAGCAGAAGCGCTAGAAATTAGCCCTGAAGCACTGGAGGTAGCTAACTGCTATCTCCAGCTACAGGATATTACCAAAGTAGCTCTAGAATTAGATGTTTCTAGAGAACTTGTTACCCGTACTCTAGCAAGACGTGAAGTAAAAGCTTACGTAGACCAAGTATTCTACGATTTAGGATTTAATAATAGATTTAAGATGCGCGAAGTCTTAGACGAAGTTATTAAGCAAAAGCTTAGGGAAATGGACGAAGCAGGAGTCGGTAGTAATAAAGATATTATTGAAATTCTAGCCCTGTCGCATAAAATGTACATGGAACAGGTACAGGCCGAATTAAAACTCGCCCAGCTACAGCAGAAAACTGACCAAGTACGTACTCAAGTTAACGTACAGGTAAATGATAACTCACAGGGTGGTTCTAACTACTCTAACCTTCTAGATAGAATTCTTAACGCTAATGTTTGATTTTAACAATTTTAATAAGGGTACTAAGTACCTAGAAAAAGGCAACCTAGAAAAGGCTGCAATATTTTTAAGACGCGAACTAGTTATCAACGAGTTTAAAGAGTGTTACCTAAATCTAGGTAACACGTATAAACAGCTAGGTAAATTTCAGGATGCTAGAGAGTGCTACGAGAAAGCTCTAGACGTACATACACCTTTTGCTAGCGGAAAGTTTGGAGAATATGATCTTGCCATTAGTAATCTTGGATTGTATTGGTACGCTATGGGCGATGATAACAAGGCTATTAGTCTGTACGAAAAAGCGCTAGACTTAAATCCTATGCTACATGACGCAGTATGGAACCATTCTAGCGCCAGTCTACGTAAACTCTGTAGTCGTGAAGAAGGTGATTGGGCTGAAGCCTGGAAGATGTATGATTATCGCTTTAAGCGGTCTAACCCAGTACCTATTGACAGAAGTGTTAGACTATGGGACGGTATTAGTAGCGGAGAGGTAGTATGTGTTCTAGCGGAACAAGGGATGGGCGACAAAGTAATGTTTGGACGCTATATTTCTGGCCTGTATAAGTTCTTTAAGAAGATTGTTGTACAGTGCCCTGTTGAAATGCAGTGTATCTTTAGCGCGTATGAGACTAGCAGAGTAGCTGTTGGTGATTATAGTGTGCCTATCTGTTCTTTAGCTAAATATTTTAGTGGAGATGTAGAGTGGTTGGGGGAGAAGTACCCTTGGTTAGGTAGTGGGGGCGAAAATATTAGAGTAGCATGCTGCTGGTCTGGCTCGCCAACTCACCAAAATGATAGGAATAGGTCTGTCACTGCGGACATGTTCCAGAGACTTGGTCAGCCGGGCATAGAGTTAGTAACTTTTGGACCTGGTAAGCGCGGTATTGTAGGATTAGAGACTATTCCTTCGTGGGAAGCTACTATTCGTGAATTGCAAAAGTGCGACCTACTTATCAGTGTAGACACTAGCATCGTACATGTAGCCGGTAGTATGGGTGTACCTACTTGGATGATTCAGCCTAGCGTCGAGACTGATTTTAGATGGGGTAACGACTCTATGGGTGAAGATAATATCTGGTACCCTAGCGTCAAGGTGATACGTAACGCAGGGAACTGGTCTCGTATTTTTGATAGACTAAAAACGAGGTTAGCATGCTTAAAATCTCCCGTGACGACATTTCCAGAGATGAAATAACTGAGTATCCTGCTAGTACTCGTTTTATAAAACTACCTATAGTTAATTACTTAATGCAAGTTACATTCGGTAGTAAAAACGTATTTGAAGAATTAAATGACCCGCAGCTAGCGCTGATTAAAGCAGTTAATTCTCCTCAATACAGTTCTATTTGTGCAGCACTGAGCCGACGTTTAGGAAAAACATTTATTGCTAATGTGATTGGGCAACTGATTACATTAGTACCTGGTAGTGACGTATTAATTATGTCACCTAACTTTACGCTATCGTCTATTAGTTTTGAATTACAGCGCAGGCTGATTCGACACTTTGAAATCGAAGTAGCTAAAGATAATACTAAAGATCGTATTATTGAGCTAGAAAATGGCTCTACAATACGTATGGGCTCAGTAACTACAGTAGATAGCTGCGTAGGGCGTTCTTATAACCTGATTATTTTTGACGAAGCAGCGCTAGGTGATGGACGGGATGCGTTTAACATCTCATTAAGACCTACTCTAGACCGTCCAGGCTCTAAAGCTATTTTTATTAGTACTCCGCGAGGTAAGAATAACTGGTTTGCTGAGTTCTGGAATAGAGGCTTTGATCCCATGTATAAAGAGTGGATCAGCTTACAAGCTGACTACACTGAAAACAAGCGCATGAGCGATGACGACGTTGACGAAGCTCGACGTACAATGTCTAAAGCTGAATTTGAACAAGAATATATGGCTAGCTTTGTTTCGTTCGAGGGACAGATTTATTCTCTTAACGAAAAATGCATTGTTGAGTATGATGACTATAGCGATGGAATAGAGTGCTTCGCGGGCATCGACCCCGGCTTCAAAGACCCTACAGCCATGTGCGTAATTAAGTACTCGCCAGAGACTGGTATTTATCATATAATAGATGAATATCAAGAAAACAAAGCAACAACACGAGACCATGCTGAACGTATTAAAGAATTAGTGCTGCTACACAGCATTGACTCCATTTTTATTGACTCAGCAGCAGCTCAGTTTGCCGGCGATTTAGCCTACATGTATGATATCACAACTATTAAAGGAAAAAAGCAAGTACTAGAAGGTATTGCTTTTGTGCAAACTTTAGTAGAACAAGACTTAATACGCGTATCTCCACACTGTACACATACTCTAGCTATGTTTGACCAGTATCAGTGGGATACTCGTGATACCCTAAAACAAGAAAAACCTAAGCACGATCCATTTAGCCATATGGCAGACGCGGTACGTTACGCAATTTATAGTTTTATAGTATGACAAAAGTTTCAGGTATTTATAAACTCACCTTTCCTAATTCCAGTGTTTATATCGGTCAGTCTGTAGATACCGAAGCTCGCTATCAGCAACACTTAAAGGCATTAGGTAGAGGTATCGCCGCGGAGAATATGCAAGCCGCGTATAATCAGTTTGGTACCCCAGCATTTAAAGTAGTCTTTAAATGCCACCCAGACCACCTTAATG